TCCAAAACCACATTATATCTAATGCGATTTTCGGAGACAATTCCCGCACCGGTAGAATACCAGTCTCTTCGGGGATTGGCTCCGCCGAGTGTATATACTAGTCTTTTCGGTGCTAAAATCTTTAAGAGAAAATGGTACCAAGCCCTACACCATTTGAAGAAGAATTCTTCTTCATATTTGGCGTTTGGGAAGAAATATTCTCGCTGCATGAGGCTGGTGAACGCCGTCCTCAATGCTCTTGCGATCTCGATCCCGATTCTTGTGAAGGGTGGCCCCTCTGATCAGAGGTTATGGCAGGAATCCTTCATAGGAATTCGTGATCTCCTGCTCTGGATTCTTAGATCTTTCGTCTATAACGGTGATGATTTCATCACCGTGCGAGTGAAAGGTCTTTTTAAGACCCTAAGATTTTGGGGTCTTGAGGCTGTGGGGTTTCCCCCACCGCCGCTTCCAGGGACAATTAGCTATCAACGGGTTCATATCTTTAATCAAAGATATTTTCCTGTTCTTTCCTTTTCCTTTTTAAGAGGTGTTTGTCGAGAACTCGTACCAACACTCTTTCAAAGGCTTTATCCGGTGACAGTGGGAAAGAACATTCCCTTCTGTCATCGCTCTGCCCTCATCTTCTCATCCGGCTCCCGGGGCGTAATCGCCCCAGGACCTCGGCATGGGTTCCGAACTCTTCGCGAGCATATGAAGAATATGCTCAAGAAAGACTCGGAGATTCCGTTCTGCGGAGGTGATAACCTTCGGGAACTTGGCCATGATTTTGCTTATAACTTCATGAGGCTCCATGATCCAGGACTAATCGGTTCTGATATTCATGTCCCCATGTCGCATTCGGCAACTTATTCCACCACCCAATCAGCTGGCGGAATCCGCGAGGAGTTAGCTCAACTCCTCTTGGCATATGGCGTTAAGATGTTTTTAGATGAAGGTGTGAGTGGTCTTAGAGATATAAGTATTAAGGCGTCGAATGTGCGCCTTAATCTCGCTTCTATGCACGGACAGGTCCTTTCGTTGGATACAATGAAAGGGTCTAAGCTTGTCAACTATCTCAAATCTGGGACAGAGGACATGATAGATACTGTCAGTGCTAAGTCGCGGGAGAAGTTAGTTGAAGAAGTGGTCATTCGATCACTTACGGACCTAACTTTCTTACATCCTAGATCAGATACTTTCGGAAAGGTCCTGGCGCCTAGATTTCATGGGGTCCGATTGGAGCCCTCATGGACTAAGGCCAGGATGCTAGCTATTAGGGAGCAGGGTTATAAGACGAGAGCACTATCGTGCTTTCCTCTTGAGATCTTGTATGCAGGACATGTCTGGAGAACGCTCCTGAAGAGACTCTTCAGGAACACCGGACATATCAGTGCATTTTCAAAGCATGCCCATAAGCCAGTTTTCGACTGGTTTAAGGATCGTGACTTCAAACCGTTTGAGAAGGACTTATTGTTCTTCTACTCGGTGGACCTTGAGGTGGCAACTGATAAGATCCCACGTCAATGTCTTCTAGGTTATGTGGACGGAATCGTCCACTACGTAAAGGAAAACTACCCACTTTTGTGGGAATGGAGGGATGGTCTCCTATCGAAGACCTGTTCCTTCATTCTTCCAATCTTGAAGTTAGTTTATCCCGGCCGATTGGGCGAGATTACAGCCTTGCAGAGTAGTCCGATGGGACACCCTATGTCTTGGCTTTTCCTTAACCTAGATGGTGAATTGAGAAAACATTGGGCGGAATTTGCATCCCCTCGGGTGCTGATTACGACCAAGATGTCCACGAGCGTGGACAATACTTGTTTTCTCTTCTCATTAGAAGTCAAGAAAATGATAGATGATTTTCGTGCCTACGTTCGTAGGCACGGCCCCCGAACAGAAACTTTTCCGTTTGAGGAGTGCGGGGATGATCAAGAGATCATCGCTACTATCCGCTTTATCATCTGTTACCGGGCAATACACCGTTCCCTTGGGGGGACCTTTTCAAAATCGATCGATTTTATAAGCCCCACTAGGGGGGTGTTCACTGAGCATTATTTCCACTTGGATTTAGCCACGAGATCCGTAGAATGGGATGACTATATTCCGGTCCGTTCTTTCAACAGTCCGGAAAGTCGTCTCCCAGGTGAGAAGGAACTTCCTCCCTGGGTTATTGTGGGTCCGGCAATTATGTCGGCCCTTCGCTATAACCTTCAATCGAAGGCTTTAGCCGATTTCATCCTATGGTCTAATCACTCCTATCGGAATCTGATTAGAAAGGGTTGGGAAGCAGGTTTAGAGCCATATCTCCCGGGGAGCCTCGGGGGAATGGATCTTCCCTATAAAAACATGGATAACCTTTATCTTCGTGGAACCACGAAGAGGGCTATCCGTTTGCTTCTTGCCCCTAATCTCTCTCCTAGTTCTCTACTTCATTTTAATACCTTATCGGGTATTATGAAGGATCCATCTCTTTATGATTCTCATAGTTCTTCCGTTCACCAATCGGTGAACAATAAGATTATGAAAATCATGGAGGTGGACAAACTTTACAATGCCACTAAGGCAGACGGCTTTGGGGTGGTGATCACCCTCCCTAGGCTGTATAAGGACCCTCGATTGACAGTCCTTTTCTACCGTAGCGGCAGTAAGGTTTTGAAGCACCTGGATTTTAAAGCTCTTGATGAAGTCTCCAAGATCTTGGAGGAAGAGTCTTTTCTGCCTCTTCGCACGTTTATCTCTCGCGCGAAGTCTCAGGCAGTCAATAAGGTGGGTCTGGTCAGACCTAACTCCTATTGGAACCCTCGTTCCGCGATGTCGATCTACGCCGCGGGACGATTGTTTTCAAAGACAATCAAGGCTATCAATAATAATCCGCATGATCCATCTCACGGACCACTTTCTAGGTCTTTTATCGAAGACACGCC